TGTGTTTGCTTTACTGATGCTAAAGGTCGCATATTCTTCATGTGTTTCAATTTGTTTGTGGACTCTACGCTGTGTTTTTCTTCTATGATAATCACTTCCTGTGTAGTGTTGTTTGTATTTAATGCCGTAACTTTTGAAGATACGTTTGGTCAATACATTGATATCTCCTAGTCCACATATAGTTCTTAGTTCACTTAGATCGTAAAGTATATAACCTGAACTCATTAAATCTATTGGATCTACTTTGATGTGCTTGAGTAAGAATGTAGGATCATTGCCTTTGATAAAATAAAAATCAAACGGTTTTATTTGATCACTTTGTATTCTTGCATTTCTACTGTCTCTTGCGCCTGTCATCCTAAACATAGTATCTTGACTAAAGTTAATCTCAAGTTTCCAATCATTGATATAGAAAATTATATTGATGTCACTTTGTATTTCAAGTTTTACACTTTCAATTTGACTGAGAACGTTTTCTGCTTGTCGTAATCTAATCACATTGTCTTTGGGCATAAGTCTGGGCCCATCGAGTAACTGTGCAACTTGATACTTGCTAAAACTAAGTTCTCCCATCATCAGCTTTTTAGCTGTTTCATCAGGAGTTTCTATATGAGGGTGACGGCTATCCTTGGGACGATTAGTGATCTGTACGATCTCGCCGTTCCACTCATCGTAGTAAACACAGAACTTATGCGGAGGCGTTTCTTCGATCGCTGATTTCAACAACGGCTTTAATTGCATCGATTATGTCCTCGGTTAAAAAGTTTTCGTCTTGATAGTGAATAATTCCACTGTTTACTACACTGTTTTCAATCATAAGTTTATGTTGATCTGTATACCAGTAGTTGAGCATATCAGTCCAGTTTTCAGGAATATCTTCTCCCCAATGTCTTTGACTTAAATTATGAAAATCATAATGATTGTTTATGGGACAACTTACTAAATTCTCTATATCGCACAACTGAGTTGTAATATTTGCTAACAAGTTTTTGTCAAATGTCAATGGCTTCTTTTCTTTGAACATGGTTTGATAAACTTGTCTCCAATTTTGGAAAACTGGATCTGCCATCTTAAACCATTCAATTGCAAGCTGACTGTCTCTTTTGAAATAGATGAGATTGTTGTATAATTGTGGCAACCCATAGTGCATTTCAATTTCAAATTTGTATATTTTATTTGTGAGATAATCTCTGTATGTTCTTGCTATTGGACTAATTGCTAGATCATAAGTTTCGAATTGATCCCATAGAGTTTCAATGTTTATGTTTTTAAACATTGTGTCACTGTCTACATAAATTGTTTCTTCAAATGGACTACAATGTAATAGTTGCCACAAGTTCATACCATGAAACCCATCTTTGTATGCTGTGTTACCAAATGGCAGTTCTACAATATAATCAAATGCATGATGATATTTTGCAGGAACTTTATCGCTTGAATCTTTGTCTACCACAAGACAAAACTCACTGTTGGGATCACACTGTTTAATACTTAATGCAAGGGCATAGCTGTATTTGATTCTATCTTCTTCAGTATCAATACCTATTGTTATAAATCCTCTAGACATTCAGTACCTTTCCTATGTGTTTCCACATGTCTTTACTGTTGCGGCTAACTGCACGTTTGTTCATGGCATGAATATTTTGCTTTTGTAATCTTGTTAATATGTTTTTCCAAGGCTCTTTTCTGTCATGACTAAGCATGATCCAATCGTCAACAGACTTAACTTCAATAATGTCATCTTTTTGATCCATGTTTAGTAGAGGTACTCCACCAAAGTCATGTACAAAACTTCCGTTATTGAATCCGTTCATCATATGACATGCAATGCTCACACAAAAGTCAGTTCTAAACAGTGCTGGAGGGAACTGATACAACAGTGCATAATAATCCCAATTCTCTTTTACGTGCGCCCATATATCAAAAAAGATCTTCGATTCATAATTATTCTTGTCAAAATACACAGCGGTACTCCACCAATGGTGTATGCCGCCTTCATTTAACTGTATTTCATTCAAGTAAGGCATTTGGCCTTCTAGGTAAATTGCATCTCTGTGTAATCCTACACCAACATCACTGTCAAACAAATAATCATAGAAGTCATTCATAATATAATAATCACTGTCTATTAGCAGTGTCTTATCATATGGAGTTATGTTTACTACATTGTTTTTATTCTTGTTGCTAAACTGTGCATTAAACTCAGTCCACGGACTGTCCATGTGTTTACGTGGATTATCTTCGTGAATAATATCTTGTACTACCACTTGATCAAAGCAAGCGTCTTGTAATGTTTCAGGAACACTAGTTTCCATCCAATCACTTGTTCCTTGATCTGTCAACAATGTAACATTGTTGTTTTTCATATGTGTTTTTACATAAGCTGCCGCTAGACTTGCAAACTGAATATAGTCTAACTGATTGTTATTGTAAGCAATTATGCAAACACCCTTAGTTGGTTCTGCCATTTACTACCAATCCATTAGTTTTTTAATATTTCTTGCTTTATTGACTTTGTCAATTTGCACCTTGTATTCATTGCTCGCTTCTGTGTATTTTTCTATTAGTGTTTCTAAAAATTCTTGAAGATATTCAATTTCAATTGGATTTTCTTTGGTATCTACTACAACAGCACTAGTTTTACCTGCTGTTAGCAAACCGCTGACAAGTCCAATTGTTACAGGATCAGCAAGAAAGTTGCCCTTTTTATAGTGTACTGTTTGTAATATTTGCATTCGAGTTCGAATGTTTCTTTTCTGATTGCTCAGAGTAATGCGATAGTTAGCAAATTCTAACGCACGTTCAAGTCTCTCATCCATAGTGAGTTTCTCCTTATATGTGCTATATTATAATTTATCTATTCCCAGATGTCAAGTATTATGAATCAAATACGTTATTGAAATCATCTGAGATAGCAACTGTTGGATCTGGGTTTACATCAAACGTTGCAGATCCTCTTGTAAGTGTGTCAGGCATAAGATAACTGAGGCTTGCACTAACTGTGCCGTCGATTACTTGATCAAAACTAGTATCATCTAGTACTAGTTTAAAATGTAAACGTCTTCCATTCAAGCTGTATTTGCCGTATAATTTAAATTTTAAGTTTTGATAACTGCTATATGTACTGTAACTACTGGTGTAAGCAGTATTTGCATAAAAGTTAGCATACGTTGGATAATTGCCTACTCCGGTAATAAATCCATATGGGTTGCTTGCACCATAACCGTAACCATATCCTGTTCCACTAAGTGTGACACCGCTACTGGTAAACAATAGTCCTTGATCATCTGTTGCGCCATCACCATCGCCGTATAGCTCTGTTAGATCATAAACACCTTTGTTCTCACTGGTGCCAACTGTAACACTGTTACTTTGTATTACATTGTTCCAAGTAAAGCTGAGTGTTCCCATTTCATTGATAACGTCTGCCCAGTTGTAGTAGCCTGCTGTACTGCCGCCGCTCATTGACAAGCTCACCCGAAGTTGTCCACCGCTGTTAAAAAAATATCTACAATGGTTGTAACTGTCAAAGTCCCAATAGTATTCGCCTGTTAATTGATGTTGCCAGCTATTGGTTCTTTGCAATGGGCCGCCACTTGTAGGCGTTGCACTCAACGCACTTGCGTTTGTTGGATCTACTGTGGTGTGTGCATCATTTACAAGTATAGTTGTGTTAAACTTGCTTTCAACAATGTTTAAATCTTCTGCTCTAATAGGTGTGTTTACTGTAACATCATCTCTGCTTGTGGGAACCGCAAACACAAGTAAACTGTCTGTAACATTGATGTGATCTACACTTACATTGGTCCTGTCTACTAGATATTGCAGTCTTTGAGCTGTTATCAAATCACCAATTGGAACAGCATCGTCGATGTTTACTGCTCCCCAACCAAATTTATGGGTTGCTTTTCTATTAGAATCAGTTACAGCCGCAGTGTTGTACTTGTCACCAAAAACTTTGTTGACATCTTCTGCTACCGTATTATAGTGTGAGGCTTCTGCTAATTGGCCAACAGACACTACCATTTACTTTGCTCCTACTACTACTTCGACTGTGCCTGCAACATCAGTATCTTTGCTTGCAAGAGCTCTGCCAATGATCCTTCTATAATCGTTAAGTTCAGCTGGGTGCGCTCTTCTTGCATGTCCTGGCATATTACTACTTACCAGTCTATCTCCTTTGGCTACAGTACCTACTACCAAACAAGGTACACGCCCAGCTAGTGCTACATAAGGGTGTGTTTCGTCTGTACCTGCCGCCGCATTCATTTCAAATCCAGGTTGTGTACTTACGATTCCAAATACGTCAATATCACCTTCTTGTAGTGTTTGTGTAATTTCATGTGTGCCGCCTAGACGTACAACTGTACCATGTGCATAAGTCTGATCACTTGCATAGCGTTCTGCTAAGTCAGCGTATTCTGCACTAGTTGCTATACCTCTAAACTTAAAGTTTGTTGTATTGTTCATTTGGATACCAGCTTGAATAGTTGGAAACTGTGTTGTGAGTGCAGTTGACCCATCTTCTAAATATTCAGTGGCATGTGGTGTCCATACTGTTGCATCATCTGTACAAATCCAAACAATAACATTGTCTACCAAACACTCAATTGTGTTGTGATATGTGCCTAGCGTATCCTGTCTATATCTATATTCAAATCTTGTAGTACTTGCAGGCGCACCAATTTGATACCATTGACCGTTGTCATATATCATAAGTTTACTGTTACCTGTATCGTACCAAAGTTGTCCTTCAGTGGGGTTGCTTGGTGCGTTAGCATCACTAAAGTTTTCTAGCAGATGCAACAAGTCCTCGTTGAGTAGTTCACCGAAGTTTGTGTAGTTTTTACCAATTAGTCCTAAACTAGTGCTGGTGTCAACTGTACCGTCGTTTACTACGATTGCTGTCTTTGCACTGTCGCTATAATCTACTGTATATGGCATATCGTCTTCCTATTATAAGTCCGCAAACGAACTTCTTATTCTTAGTGTGTAAACAACTTGTATTTTTCTGTTTGCACTTTTTTGTACAGGGTGAAAAATTACGTGAGTCAACAAATCGTTGTTGGCTGTGTACAGTGCTAGTTCGTCAAATACATATGTACCATTCATATTTGTTGCTGTGTCTAATGTATCTTGTCCAACAGGTGTTGCATAATCCAATGTGCATGTTACAATTACATCGCTGTATGTGTTGGGGCTAGTATGACTTGCTTCTACACTATTGTCTGCGCTACCTGTAACAGATTCATCAACTGCTTGACTAAACGTCTGATTATACAGCGCACCTGTACTACTGTTTGTGTTAGTTGCTTTATATGTAACTGCACCTAAACCATCAATACTTGTCCCGCCATTTCCAAAACGCATAGTGCTTACTTCGTATGTGCTTGTTGATCCAGCTTCGCTAGCTAGTAGATTTGCAATTGCAATGCTCATGTTTTCGTAGTTCACAGCGTTGCGTCTACGAACCAGAACTTCGCCTGACTCTGGATCCCAAATCTTAATATGTCCTTCAATACCTATTAAAGGTGTTTCAATATGTTGTTCTAAACTCATAGTCTTTTCCAATTTATAATATTTATATCGATCCTTGACCCACATTTCTTATAAATGCATGCTCGGGCGAAATTCCTGCGGCACTAAGACTAACACCGCTATCATTGTATGCCATACGCAGGTTATCTCCGTGATCAGAGAACTTCTCTAGCGTAGGTATACGTGTTGTTGGGCCACTGTTAATTACAGTTGCACCACTATTGTGTGCTTTTGCACTTGTACCTAATGTACCTCTAATACAGAACAATAAGTTGTTTCCACTTATTGCGTTGTATTCAATACGTTCACCGTCTATATATACCACACATGGTACTTCACCTTTTCCAAACACAGTGTTTGGATCATCAAGCAGTGCAGCATTTGTTACTGGAATTATTGTATCTGTACCAGAAACATTTGCAGTGGTTGTAGTTTTATTAGCATCAACAATAACATTACTTATGTGTATGTCCATTGGTTGATATTGCGTCATTCTATAAGTTCTAGTATCTGCGGTTTCTGTGCTTCCGCTAGCGTTTGTTTGTACTGCTATACTAATGTTTTCTACAAAGTCAGTTGGGTAAAGTTCTTCACCCCATCCTTCACACACAGGTTGGACAAACAGATTTCCATTATATATGTAATCTAAGTTTGCGTCAATAGTAGTGAATGTAGAAATATCCTCATTACCAGTAGGTGTGCTTGTAAAGTCACCACCCAGCAACACTTGATCACATGCCCAATCTCTAAGTGTGTGATCACTATACACCATAGTAATATTAGTATTTCTGCTTTGCTCGTCAATCTCGATGTTTGTAGCTTCACCATGTGTGTTACTATCTACCAAGTCTAGTAGTTTTGTATGGAAAGGTTTGATTGTATCAAAGTATTTTTCAACAACATCTACACCAAATCTTTGATAAGTTGATTTGTTGAGTAATAGAGGATGATTAACACGTAATCTCACATAAGTTGTTTTGAATGCAAAATCGTCTGTGGTGTTTTGTAATACTGCACTGTACAGTAACTTAAACCATAGCTTGTTATACATCACATGATGTCTGCCTACAAAAACATTTTTACGCAATAGATCCATGAGATGACCTATAACAATACTGCTATCACTATCAAACGGCATAAGATCATAGCTCATACTGTCAAATCCATGACCAAACTTGCTTTGTAACCACATCTCTTCACTGAGCTGTACTGTTGACTTTTCTTTGAAAACAAGTTTATCTGTACCACCAACAAAGTGATACATTTTTTTCCTGTCAACTAAATCTGAACCTAAGTCATGTTTGATTAAAACATAACTACCTTCTGGTGGTTCACCTGCATTCAAATATTCTTGATCCGACTCATATACAAAGTCAGGAACAGTGTTTGTATCAAATCTATATGTTACAGTGCCTGCTGAATTCTTTTCTATCAGTTTAAAGTCTGTTAAATTTACATAGTCTTTGACATCATATGTTACTGCGCCTCTACTAAATGTAGTTTCAAATGTATCTTCCCAATTTTGCAATTCGTCTACAACGTTTACTTGACTCAGCATATCGTTTACTGTATAAACAAAGTTGTGTCTTGCTTCAACTAAGTCTCTGAACAAACTTTGTCTCGGACGCACAAGATGACCGTAACGATTGTATTCGTGTAAATCTAAATCTGGAACATGTTGTCCTCTCCAAATTCGTATATCATCCACTTGCGTTCCGTCTACAAAACTGTAATCGTAAATTTTACTCCAGTGACTCATATCTGTGTCTAAACTTGGTTGCTGTGACTGATTGTTAGACTGTAAGCTGATATAATAATCATTACCTTCTTTAACAACTGCATCTTTGGCATACACTGTGCTGCTACCCCAAGTTGTATATGTACTATCAATTGAATAGTTGTTGAATCCTGTTAGACTATCACGCATTTTAATGTGCAAGTATTCTGGAATAGTTGTGTTAGGATCATTTTCTGCTAACAATGTCCATTCATTCAACGGCATACTGTTGCTGTCTGGATAACGCTGGTTAATCTGTACCACACTGTATTTGGTTACATAGTTGCTTACATTACTCAAAAACAGTTGACTACTGCCACTAGCCGCGGCCCAGCTCAATCCAAATGCTTCTGGATTGGCAAGTATCTGACTGAGTTGTGTAACATTGTATTGTCTTATACCACTGAAACTTAATTTATTTTTTACCCAGAAATAGTAAACATTTTCATTTCTACGTGTTTTAGGATTGTAATAAACTTGCTCTGTCCAATTGTATATACGTTCGTTATCAACTGCTGTAAAGTATGCTTGTCCACTTGCAACATTACCATCGATAACTATTTCTGCATCTACTGCATCTTGCCATTGTTCTGGAAGCACAGGACTACGTGTCCATTCGTATATATCGATACTGGCACCTGTTGCAAGTCTACCCCAGTTCATCTGTTGATAGTCTATTGTGCTTTGTTCGTAATCTAAATAAATCGCTGTGCTTATATCCCACCAACGTACACCAACATATTCTTCTGTCCATGAACTAGTGTTTGCAATTTCGCCGTCTATGCTGTTGTAATTGTAGCTGGCAATATCACTTGCTAATTTATAGTCGATCTCTTTGTCGACAAATCCAAATATGATGCCTTTTGCTGGATCCCATGTCTCAATATTTGCAATACTACTTCTGTTAAGTGCATCGTATATTTTTACATTTTCAATTAGATCATTTCTTGCTTGTGTGTTGCCTGTGCGTACTTTTTCAAATACACCATTGTAATGTCCATTGGCATTGGTCCACAATCCACTCCATTTGTAAACTGCACTTTTGTTTGTACCGTCATTGTCTACATATGCATATATTGGCTGAGCTGTGTTGTTTTGTCTGAAACCACCAAAGTTATATTTGTACACACCATTGACTTGATTGTTTTTAACACTATCAAGTTCATTGAAAGTGCTGAATCTCACAGGGCGTAGAGGATAAATGTTTCCGCCACTTCCTTCTTGCGTAATATATTGATCAATATAAAACTTAGTTACACTGTCACTGTCTACTTTGTGTACTCTGTGAATACCATCAATGCTAGGAATAGTTGTACTACCTCTGATCAACACATAATCGCCAACAGACAAATTGTGTGCTTGTGTTAAATTACTAGGGTATCTTGCAACAGTTATTTCAGCTTCGTCAGCATCAATAATTCCTGCACAACTGTAATTAACATACATGCTTAGATCCATTGTTTGATATACTTGATATCCTAAATTGTAGTTGCTTTCAACGCTGTCATCTGCAATATGAATACTAAAAATGTTTGGATCATTTGTCATTTCTCTAAACACTTGATTGTTGTCACTGCCTACAATAGCATTAAACACATTGCCAACTTGTATCGTTGCACTGTTGTATGTTTGTGCAACCAATCCCACTTGACCGTTACTTGATCCTGCGCCAATCACAAACTGACTGTTAACACTAACCAGTTTTAGTCTGTTGTTGCTGTTGCTTGCACTTACTCCACTGATGCCAGCTTGATTAATTTTATCAACAATATCGTTAACATCAAGACTTATGTTACTTGTGGTTGTAGTAGATCCTGCAGGTGTAACTCCTGGTGTAACACCTATTACACTGTTTGCAGTTCCGTTACCTATGTACAGTGTTGATCTATTGCTGTTAATTTGTAATAGGTTTGTATTGTTTGCATTGATACTTGCTGTTATACCTGTAACACCAGCAGCATTAATTTGATTAACAGTTTGTTGTAATGTTAAATTAGGGAAGCCAGTTGAGGTACTACTTGTTGCAGCAATTGTTTCTGTTTGTGTGCTAAAACCTACATCGTTATTTGCAGTTCCTACACTGAGTGTTAAATCAAATGCTACAGTAGGTGTACTGGTTGTTTTTGTCAATCTTAAAAATGTACCTGTATTGGTTGCAACAACGTTGGGAATACCTGCGTCATTAATTTCTTGTACAATTCCTGCCAAAGTGTAAGTTTTAAAGGTTGTACCGCTTTGAGTAGCAACCACAGTAGTTGTGGCAAGAGTTACACTTGGATTACCTTTAACATATGTAGCAAAATCGTCGATGTATACACCATTGTCTACAGCGTTTTGTGTTGCTACAATATCACTGTTTGGTATTACTGTGCTGCCACTAATTACTGCACTTGCTACGTAACTATTTCCTGTTTGCTCATTAATAAGAGCAACATCATTTGTAATTAAACTTTCTAGCTGTGTGACGTAACTTGGACTGGTCCCGTGTTCAACTAATAGTTGACTTAAATTTATACCAGCATTATTTGTAAAATAAGTTGTAATAAATGTTTGCCAAGCACTACTGCTATTTGCACTAATGTATGCTGTTCTCAATGCTTCTAAGGCATTGATCCTGTTGGTAGCTAAATTTGCTGTATTATTAAAGTTGTTTGCATTGAAACTGTTTTCCAATGCTGCTTGGGCAGTGATATTTGTTGTGGTTGCTACAGTATCATTAAATGTAACTGTTTGTCCGTCGATAATTAATGTTTTAGTTGCACTGCCTACAAAATTAGGATTGCTCACTGTTCCTGTTTTAACAACATCATTGTAAGTTGTAGTTGTTACTGGATTGCTAAATGTAATAGTCTGTGCTAGCGAACTTGTTTCACCTAGTACAACTGTACTGCCGTGTGTTACAACATTACTGCTGGCAATGTCTTGAGTTCCAATAATGTTAATAACGCCAAGTGTTGTTGTCGTAGAAGTTTTAGTTAGTGTTACTGTTGTGTTGTCTAACACCAATGTACCGCCGCTTGAAGGCACACTAGGAAGTGTAATAGTACCTATAACTTCAATTGGATCGTTACCTGTGCTAATACCACTACTACCATCCGGATCTAGCATCGCCCAACTGCGTCCTTCGTACAGTACTTTGTCATTGTATTTGTAACTAATATAAGGATCCCAAGGCAATACATCTCTCCAGGCGCCGCTGAAGTTGTATGTATCATTTGAGTTTTCTACTAGAGATAACATATTTTGTCTATTAATAACTTGATAGTCTGTTTCTGTTGTAAGTGGTAACCCGCTGTTTACAAAGTCGCTGTGATATTCATCAGCTGTACTACCTGAATAAGTGTTTACTGCTCTTGTTGTAAAGTTGTTGCCAGGAGATCCAGTTACGAGTAACGGACTATTACTATCAACGTCAATTGTTAAATCTGTCAGCGTATCATTTAATTCGCCTTGTGTAAATCTAATAGATTGAGGACTAGTGGCGAGCAAGTCTGGAGTCAGTTGAAACTCTATTGTATCTCTGCTTCTTGTATCTCCAAAGTCTGCAATTCTAATAGCCCATTCTTCATGTAGGTCAATCATAGCATCAGCATCAAATAAACTTTTGTTTCTTGCAAATGCATCTAGTGCATACTTGGTACCTTTGTACTTGAGACTGCCTTGTACAAATTCAAACAATGTATCATCGTCGATATCTAAATTATCTGCCCACTGTGGTTTATTGTATCCGCTATTGTATTTTGCAACGTTACTGATTTGACTATTGCTAAGATTTGCAGTTCTTCCGTAGTATTGATCAAGTTCTTTTGCAACTGTGTCATAGTTTGGAATAATTGTATTATCAGTGATTACAAAACCCGGACTGTAGAATCGTCCGTTCCAGTCTTTGGTTCTTGTACCTTGCCACACAATTCTATTATGACGCTGTCCAATAGCAGGATCATACACTACATCATCAAAGTTTGTAATATTATCAAACACAATTAAATGTTCTACTTGTGTTTTGTATAATCTTACTCCATATATTTCGTCACTACTATCTTTTACACTAAATGTTGTTTCCTTGTCAAGACTTAATATATTTCTATCAATGAGCAACTTGCTGGTTTGTATTTGATTTCCATTGCTATCGTTAACATTATAGATACCATCATATCTATTATTGATATTATCAAAGTATCCATTTGTACTATCTTGCACTGTGATCTTTGTGTTATCTGGAATAATTTTAAGTTGAATAGTTGTTTCACTGGATGCCCATGTTACAAAATCATTTGCAGCACTACGCCATTGCTGTGTAAATCCAATTGTGTTTAGATAATAACCATACCCTACAATAAAGTTATAAACTTCTTGTATACTTGATAGTTCTGTATTATAATCTAATGTACTTTCAGCGGTTTCAAAGTCTGTATATCTAAACACTTCAGTACTGCTTATAACTGCACTAATTTTATTACTACTGGTTACAGGAGCATAATATTTGAATGTAAGTTTACTGTTGTCATAGCCTGCAATCTTATACCCGTTTGCTGTTTTATCAATTTTAATTCCGCCAAAGAAGTATTCAGTATTAGGACTGTTTGTAAACAGTATTGTATTAAAGTTTTCTTCTGGAACAAATACACGACCTTTGCCTTGACTGCTTTCTAACATAAATTTTTGATTGCTGTTTACAAAGCCGCCTGCTTTAGCTACAGTACTAAACGACATATTTTCTAATCTAGTTTGAAGTTCTTCAACTGTTGTACTATTGCTTTTTGCAAAATCGATCACACTGTTTTGCATACCGATAAAGTAGCGTTTGCTATCTTCAGCTAGGATAGGCTCTAGTTTTGCTGCACCTGTGCTTGGTATTAGTGTTGGTCTATTGTAGTAGTTTTTACCAGGATTGATCACACTAGCACTTGTAACTACACCTCCTGTGATGTGTGTTTGTATTTGTGCATCTTGTCCAAAGTTATCATATACACTCACTGTAGGCGCACTGGTATAACCTGTACCGCCATTGACAACTCTTACAGACTCGATAATTTTACCAGTTTGTATATTACCACTCAGTTGATGCGACTTCCAACTTGTTAGTTGATTTGCGGTACCATTGTACAATTGTGCATTATTGAAACTGCTAAGTGTAGATTCTTTTCTTTCATTGACAGCAAAATAGTTGTTGGTGGCAATCAGTGGTCTTGCTTTGAGTAGTGCTAAGAATTCTACAATTTTGTATTCAGAACTGCGTCTCCATTCGGCTTCTACCGGACCCCAGTCTCCAAACTCAAATGCACGAGCAGGATCTGTTGGCGTAGCAACAACACCAGCTGTGTTTGGATCGTTTAATACACCTGCATTTGTTACCAGTGTATTGGTTGCCCAATCATAATTGTTATAACTGTAATTGATATCGTATACAGCATCTAGTGATGGATTGTTAATTTTACCGTACTTGAGTGCAGTTATTAAGTTTGCTCTCTCAGTGGCATCTGTCCAGCTATAGTTTGCGTCCCACCAGCTAGGTTTGCGATTGTATCCCATCATTTCCCAAGGATGTGTGTGCGGTCTATCTGTGTTAAAGAAGTAATGATACAATCCTCTCCAGCCGCCGATACCTGGAGTAACATCGCTGTAGTTCCATGTCCATTTGTCACTAGCATCATAGTAGGTATCACTTTGTAGAGCAGTAACATTATTAGCTACTTTCCATTTGTTAAATTCGCTTTTTACAGTGTCTTGGAATTTGTTCCATGTGTATACATTTGCTCTGTGTGCATTAGGCGTATAAGTTTTTATACTTTTTACATTATCTAATTTTGTATGTTGTATGTTGTTGTAAATTCTACACTCTAGATCCCACAGAGCAGCATCTACAGGATCAAATCCTACTTTACTTCTGTCATATAGTTCAGTACCATTGCGAACATGCACACTGCCGTCGTGTCCAACAATTACTGTGTCTGTGGCTGTTCCTGTGCTATCTTTGCTGTAATCACTGCGTAACTCAGGCAAGTAACTTTTACACAATCCTAGTTTAACTGCACTAGGTGGCACAAAGCTAATACTTGCTCTAGGATACCATCTTACGTGTAACTGTGCTTGTCCTCCTGATGGGAATGTTGGGGTTGTTGTCACTGTAATTTTATTACTGCCCAGCGTATAATCTTGATCTTTGATCAAAGCTCTCCAGCGGGTGTTTCCAGCTCCGTCATCATCATTTAGCCAAACCTGTATATGATTTTGTTCGTCGTCATATGTGTTAACACTTTCAGGTAAATCGAACACAGGTGTTGTTGGATTGTTCCAACCATAGTCTGCACTTTCGTAATCTCTGTACATAGCCATATTGCTGTTGGCAAACAGTGTACTTTTATTTTTACCTACAAACATTGCTTCTAATGTACGATCCACTAGTGTGTAAACAGGCTGTGTAATATCCAATGTGTTGTGCAGTTGTGCTGCTTTGAGTTTGAATTGTTTTTTGAATATGCTGTATTGATTAGCATTAAACTTAACACTACTATATGGATTAGTATCTTTGTCCATCAGTAACTGATTTAACAGTTCTGTACTGTATGGTTGTTGTCTAATAGTACCACCAAATTCATGCACATGCGGTAGTTGTCTATAATTGTTAATACCAAAATAATCGCCTGTAAATCCTGGGATCCCAGTCATCTGTTGTCTAATGTGTTCTACTAGATCTCCAAAACTGATATTTGCAAAATCTAAATTTTGCGCATTATGTGTTTGTGTGTCAGCTATCAGTTGTGACCCTTCTACTGTATCACTATAATCTGCTTCTGTATAATACTCTACTTCGTAAATATCATCTATAGCTGATGCACCTGTGATGCTAAGAATGTTGCCACTTAAACTGTATGCACTTATTTTTGTTCTGTTTCGGTATACTGTGATGTTGGTATAATCGCTAACAGTGTTGATATAAATTATACCTTCTTTGTTAGTTGTGCCAACAACACGATATTTAATTGCTGTTTGACTTGGTGTTGCAATTGCAAATGTAAACACATCACCTGTGCCAGAACTTCTTGTAAACCCACTGCCCAATGCTGTGCCATCAAAATCTACAAATTCAATTTGATTTTGTGCAAATTGTGTTTGGAATGTGTATGTTGTTCCTGTGTTCATAAACAGTGTAGGTAATGTGCCATTGACGAGATTTAGTCTATTTGTAAGACTGCTATCTTTTTGACTGCTTACTCTAAGTTTGTCGTCGCTGGTTTTTGTGAACACAAAATACTTGTCTTTGTCAAAACTATTGTGACCTAGATCAAATTTTAGTGTTTGGCCCGCTGTTGCTTTTGTTATTGTTTTTCTTACTACACGTTTTACTGGCTGGCTATTTCTAATGGTTACCCATCCGTTGTGTGCAGTACCATCTAACATTTTATAATAATAATATCCAGTTATTGATCGTGTAAGACTCTTTTCAGTGTTTGGACTGCTTTGTGTATACTTGAATTTTTTGTTTACTAAATCAACTGAAAAGTTAATACCCGGACTGTTACCATAATCAACATAGTCGACTCCAAACCCTAGTGCAGCATCTATTGGGTTTGCTGTGTTATGAACATAATCAAAAATGTAACCACCTTTGAAATTACTGTTAGGATATGTAGCAGTATTGTCTAATTTTACATTGTTGATATCATACAGTTGTGCCAGCATACCAAAACTACGTGCAGTTTTTTGCTGTCCATAAATCCATGCACTGCCATTCCAATACCATTCACTTCCATCATACGGCTCTGATGATTCGTTAGTTGTACCAAACTTCATTGAATTGTGACCATTGATAATCACAACTTTGTCATTGGTATTAATAGCTGTACTTCCGCTGCCATAAATTTCTGTTAAAACAATGCTGGTCCCTACACCACTTACTCTAAAAATTTTGTTATTATAAACACTGTTGGTTGTTTGCAAGAACATTACAATATCATTATTTTGCAGTGCTTGTGGCACAATCCTTTTCCAAAAATTGTAATTCTGTGACTGCGAAGGGTCTTTTGGATCAGTGTGTTTGGCAATACATTCATAGTAAGTGATGTTGCTGTTTACTGACAAATAAACTAAGTCGCCTGGTTCGTAACCACTGCCAGAACTCCATTGAGTAGTAATACCAGAAATAGTCCAATCCCAATCTGTTTGTCCAACAATAGCTGTGGCTGGATCAATATTATCTTCTACTAGATGATCAACATATGAGATATGATTTTTACCAAAGTTATATTTTTCTATTCCTGCTTTGTATTCAATGACAGGACGTACAGCTCTGAATGTATCAACAATATAATCACCAGCTGTTAAATCTTGATATGCACACATAGCCTGCGCACTATCTTCATGTATCCATAAATTGCTTCTAGCCCATGCACTGTGATCTGCTGCCCATCTCTCTTCAACAACATAGTCACGCTTTGTGTTTTTGTATTGATCCGTATCAGTAGGATCAAAGCTGAATGTCGTAGGAGTTTCTACAAAGTCATTTCTATTCTGAGTATCATAAATCGCTGTATTAATAAAATGTCTTGCATAATGATTATATCTAGTTGCTTCGTATTGTTTAGTTAACTTAATACCTGTGCCTACACCATCCACAATATAAATGCTGTCAACTTCATAATTCCCACTTGTACTATAAGAATGAAAATTAGTTACTCGTATTACATCGTTTACTGCTGGTGCAGTAGTAAATGTTATCAATCCAGTATTAGTGTTATATGTATAATCAGTTGTAACCGTTTGTATTAGATTATTTTTAAAAACTTTTACAGTGTTAGAATAAGCACCCACTGTGAATGTTGTATTACCAGAAACTGTTTGTGTAAATTCAGTAAACTGAGATTGAGTAAATCGAATTCTCATACCGTTTTGTAGTGTGAGAGTTTTACCATTCACTAGTGTAGGTGTAGTATAAAAAGTTCTGCCAATAATAGTGTCAATATCAATAGGATTAGCAAGCACTGCACTTAAACTACATGGCGGAAGAATATCAGTCAGCCAAAAGTACTTGTGATAGTTTATAAACATATCATAGTTAATTGGCAAGTCCAATGTATAAGCAGTTTCATTCAATGTTTTGTTGTGATTGTTGACATCAACTTCATTGAATTTCATTGCGTTAATAAGATCATCATAGGGCAATGCACCTTGTATGTTTTGATCTGTATCTTTGTTTACAAGTCCAGGTGTAAACTGGTATGTGTCATTGCTTCTATCATCAACGATGTAGTTGTCAGCTACAGTATTTTTAAGATACTGTTGTCCTATATAGTTCTTGATAGGCTGTAAGCTACCGCTACTGAGCAATTGCTCCATAGTAGTATCTAAAAACTGTCTGTTGACCTGTGTTTGAAATATCTCTGGTAAAAAGTTTGAGATATTGCGTGTACCAAAGTGTTCGTTAGACTCACCCGGTCTTGTGATCATCGGCGCCTTTATAGGTCGTGGACTGCGTTCGCTCATTGGTAAGATACTCCAGTGCTTTCAGCTATTGTTGTGCTGTTGGAAACAATACTGTTAGACACAATAATGTTTGATGCTTCAACTACAGGAAGAAATAGTTCGTCTCCTGCACTAGTTATTTCAAATAGTTCTTTGGTGTCTGTGCTATTGCCAACTGGTTGAATTGTAACTTGACTTATTTCGCCAATCATGTTATTGTGAATATATGCTGCCATTTCAGTAAAGTAAAAGTCTTCACCGAAGTCCCAGTTTTCAACTGCAAAGTAATCATTGATAAGTCTTATTACCTGCTGTTTTACTTCAGTGTCACTGAGTGTACTGTTTGCAGTTTTAGTTACATTAAATCTAGCCTGTAGTTCACTACTAGCCAAATCACCAAATAGTATTTTATACTTAACTGGTCTGTAAATAACTTGATCACTAATACTCTTTTTAGTTTCTAATACTTCAAACATATTTGTAAGTTCACTAATAGTTGGCGGATTCGGTTTAGTTTCTGTTCTGCCATCATATTTTGTCCAAGTTCTAAACTGTCTATCATAACTTGACATTAATACATATGTGTCTACAATGTTTGTAATAGCAGGATCAATTACATTGTTGATGTCACTGATTCTGTCATACTGTGTGTGCAAATTAGCTTTACCGTTTACAATTGTAGTACCATTGGCATCATAACACACATAGTCAAATCCGTCTACAGTTTTTGTTCCTAGTTTAATAGTTTGTCCAGCTAATACATTGTTGAATGCTTCTGGATTAGTAGGATAGTCTCCGTTGTTAGGATCAGCAAGTGTAACTCTCACATTGTGAGGATCTGTGTAGCCATCTTGATATACAAAATATCCAAACAAATTAAACTTATAGTCTCTGCCTAAAGCAGTTGAATCTAGTTCACTAACAGGATTTATTCTCAACACTTTCAAACAATCTCTGAGAGGTTTTTGTGTTTCACTGCTGAATGTACTGTTGAAGTTTAAGTTGCTAAATTTAAGTTTAGCACTACTGCCAAATACCATTTGTGTTTTGCGAGTAAGTATTTCCCATTGTGTACTGCTATAGTTGAAGCGTATAAGCCAACTGTTGTCTATGCCAGTGCCGCCTGTATTACCTTCGTACTGTCTACTCCAACTACTCACTGCATTCAGTGTGGTTGTGTTAGCAGGAATATCTCCGCTTTCAATGATGTGCCACTGTTGTGTGTCACTGTTATATCTCAGTGCAAAACTTACTTTTGAATCTATCTTGTTTACAACTTGTGTTTTAATTGTGTCTGTAAAGTCTTTGGCAAACACAGGAACAATACGTCTAACTCTTGCACCATCTTCTACTACACCACTCAGCACCACAGCACCTTTGCCTGTGTTGTCATTTCCTGTTGGAATACCGTCTGCTGTGTCATCACCCAAGCCATCTTTGTAAAGTCTATCAACTTTAACCCACTGTGTGTTACTGTCAGCTAGTGTTACTTTAGCAGTGGCATTGCTTCCGCTGCCACCTGTGATTGTAACTGTAGTACCGTTTTCATAACCACTTCCTGCATTGGTAATTGCAATAGCTGTGACTGTGCCACTTGTAACTGTGGCTGTAGCTGTTGCGCCTGATCCAACGCCGTTAACTGTAACTGTGGGTATGCCTGTGTATCCTGTGCCGCCGTTTACCACTGTGATAGTTTTTACATACCCCATCTGATAAGGCGCACTAATAAATTCTACCAAGCTGTTTAAACTTGCTTTTTTCAAACTGTTGGTTTGCACAAGTCCGGTACGCTGTACAATACTGTCTTTGGTAAAATATCCACTGCTACTTCCACTTGCTTTTGTAACTTGGTTCCAGCGGAATACTCCGGTGATGTCTGTTTCTGTTGCATTTCTAAACACAATGCCACTTGTTGTATTATTGAAATCTGAATTGCTGTTAAACGTTGTGCTTGTGTAACCTTGTCTTGTGTAGTAAAAGTTTTTAACTTCTGCATTGCCCAGCATTGGTCTAATATACTTTTTATAAATCTGTTCACCATTCAACGAGTTAGGCAAACTAACAAGACTTCTGTTGGTCACATTATTTTCATACACATAACCGTCGTCTGTGTATTGTGTTGCATCATTATAAGTTGCTGTAGGATCATATAAGTCACGGAATCTACTGTGACCACTGTGTACACGGTTAATACTTTTAATCTTGCGAATATTTTCACTTACTGTTACAGGAAAAATACTGTAATCAGCAGCAGTAACCATTCTGTCCTGTGCGGCAAAGAATCTTGGAGCATTGGCTTTGATACTAGCAACACTTTCTCTTGTGCTAGCGTTGGTTACATTATTCTTCAAACTGAGAGTAAAAAGTGCATTGTATGTATTACCATCAGCTCCTTGATAATCAATGTTCATACTTGTACTATTAAATGTATCAGGATTAAGGCTATAAGATTCATTTAGTCCTGTGCGATACCAAACTCTAATGTTACCACGTGGAATATTTCCAAAACTTCCATCGCCAAATACAATACTAACTTGATCACTTTCTCTGCTAGCAACACTGTAAATATCTCTGATAGCATTACTGGTGCTGTTAAATATAGCACTGTTTCCAAACAGCTTATCAACTCTTGTCCAATTTTTTTGTACTTGTCCTACTTCGTCGATTGTTTGTACCCATATGTTTCCATTTGCAATGTTGTCTACATTAATATCAAGTACCATATTTGATAAACCATTTGTGATATTAAAGTCTTTGTATTCCATTGCACCTTGCTTGAATCCTACAAAAAATCCAGTATTTGAACTGCTATTACCGCTGTTGTCATTTTTGTACAACAAATCAACAACACTGTAAGGATCAGGTGTTTTTTCAATCACTGTGTTCTGTGAAGTAGTTTTGCTACTGTAAAAACTAAATGTGGCATTTTTGTTATTGATTCTGTTTTGAAAATTGCGAGTTGCTATATTGTTTACACTGCTGGTTCTGTAAATTTCATTGCTCACACTACCTATTGTAACTTTACTATAAGGAGATCCAAACTGACTACTGCTTTGAAACATGCTGTTCATAATAGTTAAAAAGTTTTTATAACTGTTGGGATCAGTTGTGTCATCAAATTGCACTGATATATTTGCTAAACTGTTACCGTTTGTGTCAAACACAGGCTCGTTTGTTCTCACACTGTCTATCTTTAAAAATCCGTTGGCAACAACATTTCTAGTAGGTGTATATCCTAAGAAGTCAGCAATACGTAAGGCGCTTTCTCTGCGTTCTGCTGTGCTTAAATAATTTTCTCTGCTGGCTAAGTCTGCTCTGTATGCTAAGTTATGACCTAAGAAAGCCATAAGTTCTAACAAACTTACAAATTCACTTGAGTTGATCCAGTCATTGAAGTTTTCCGGATAGTTGTTGTTAATATAATCAACCATAGCGTTACGAATAGTTTCAAAGTCATAAGCCTGAAAATTAGCTTCACTAAAACTTTCGTACACTACGCTGAAATCTTCAGCAGCAAATAAACTGCTCTGTCTTGCGCCTTGTGCCATTATTCTTCACCTACATATGTTAACAACAGTTCTTCTGCTGTTCCTGTATCAATATATTCCATTCTCACACGCACTTCTAGTGTATGCTCGGTGGGCTTGTTCAATAGTGTTTCTATAACTCTCCATCTAGGATCGTTAGTCACTATTCTATTCACATCGTCTAGTGCTTCTGCTTCTGTTGTATAATCCAGCGGTTCAAACACCAACTCAGGTAGTATGCTACCAAATGTTGGATTCATTACACGTTCGCCTCTGCGAGTGTAAAAATGATTCATCAAGTCACGTTTTGCAATATCAACATCTTCCAATGTTTTACTGCCTGTGACTGTGTCTATTGTGCTATATCCGATGTATGTTGCCATACTAATATTTATGGCAAAATTAACTGCTACTTTTTATATTTTGATCTGAGTACGTATAATATCGCCATTTGTCATGTTTTTTGTGATAGTAACAACTAAATCACTCACTGTAAAATCAAATAAATGATCTAATATCTCTCCGTTGAGTCTTACTTCCAGTTTTTCAATTGGATCCATACTAAAATTAGTGTCCATAGTAAATGTGTTAGTTCCGCTGTATGTGAATGTTTGATTCACTAGTGTTTGATTGTAGCGTTTAGCAATATCTCGTTTAATACTTTCAGGAGTAAATGGCAAAAACTTCAGTGTCTCTGCATAGTATGCAAATCTTGCACGTTTGAGTTGTGCGTCAGTCAACAAGTTCTTTTCATTTTGAT